TATTAATAAAGTATTGTTGCCCCTTACCAGTAACTTTTGGGGTTACATTTGTTGTAGTGTGACCGTCAGAGTGATTGATGGCTGTTTTTTTGAGTTCAAACAATCCAAGTTGCATACTTTTTTGCGTTGGCTGATTCCAAGACTCACCACGACGACTGATTAGGTAGCCATTGGCTCGCAACCACTGAAATAGCTTATTCTGACCAATATCAATCCCATTCTGTTTCAGGATTTTAGCTAGCTCACCAATCAGACAAGATGATTTGCTAGCGCTCACAGCGTCTGCAAACAGTACTTTAGGCTTGTCTGCTTCGATTTGAGCTTCGAGCAACTTCTTAGCTTCACGCTCTTCTTTAAGTTTCTGCAAGGTCGCGATAGCAAAATCTGGATTATCTAGCAATTCATCAGTGGCAAACATGCCGTTTTTCCGAATGCTTGGTAATACTTCTGATGTGACCCACCGTTTAAACTCTTTGGCTTGTGGCAACTTGCTAGATAAGATGAGAGAGTAGAGACCTGACTCGTTGATGATGGTCATCGTTTGAGTTCCGCCGAGGGTGCCCTGAATTGGGGCGTCCTTTTTGTCTTCATCGTCAACATGACTAGCAATTGCATTTCTTGCTTTTGCATAACCCAAAATCTCTGCGACATCTTTACCTACAAAGTAAGGCTCATTATCAATGGTTACTGTTCGGACTTCTTGTCCTTTAAATTTGTAAATTTCGTTCACGCTATCTCCTTTCTAGTTCCCTTCAAATAATTCCCATGGCTCGCGAATTCCAAGCTTGTCTGAGATATGTTTTTTAAATTCATCACTTCCGTGTCCTTCGTTTAGCAAACGTGTAATCATCGCCGCACTCACTCCTGCGACTTGAGCTAAATCAGAACGATTCCAGCCTTTTTGGTCCATCTTTTTTTTGACTAAATCAAGCCATATTTGATGTTGTTGGCTCATGCTATACCTCCTTCTTTGTAAAATTAGTTAAAAAGTTAGTAAAATGATTGACAAATAATAATCAATAGATTAAAATTAATGCATAAAGAAAACGCTTGATAAAACAAAGTCAAATCAATGCCGTTGCTCGCCAAAGCTATTATTTTTTTGAGTAAGTTTTAACTCGTTGTTTTACTAACACTTTAACTTACAAGATATATTGTAATCTATTGATTAAATAAAGTCAACTATTTTAATCAATTTATTTCAATATTTTTTGTCAATCTCTCTAGAAAGGTTGATATAGCAATGTTCCCAACGTTTGAAAAGATAAAGGAATTAGCAGATAGACAAGGTATTTCCATCAATAAATTGGAGGAAAAATTAGGGTATAGTAGAAATACAATCTACAATTTAAAAACCAAAAAACCAAATGCTGAACGAATTTCAGAAATCGCCGACTACTTCCAAGTATCAACAGATTACTTACTTGGTAGGACAGATAATCCTAAGATTGCGCAAGATGGACACGCTTCGGTCGCAATTGATCTAAAAAAAGATGCAGAAGAGACTTTCTTCTTCGACGGTCACGAACTCAACGACGAGGATATAGACCTTATCACATCTATATTGGAAACGCGCATCAAAAATAGAAAATAGAGAGGACTGCTCTATGATGACACCAGAAACAGCCTGTCAGGAAAAAGGAATTGATTTAGTGTACTTTGACGGTAGGGGTACAAACACCCCTGGAATGTTTAATAAAAAACACAACGTCATTGCGATTGACACCTATCTTGACGGTATATATAAACACAAAGTCATCTATCATGAACTAGGACATAGAGAACATACTGCGAGTTATTACAAACTAAACAAAGAAAAAGCAGAGCTACAAGCAGATAGATATATGATACACCATCTCTTAAAAGAAGAGCTATCCTATTGGGATAATATGGAGGATTTCAACTACATCCAATTCATGGAAAAGTATGAACTGATCTCGCTTGCTGACGAAGTTATGGTTAAAGAAGAATTCAAAAATTTAATGTTAGGAGATTTATGATGAAGAAAAACAATGGTGCTTTAAAAATAATATTAATAATTATTGCTCTGGCATTTTTAATAACTATATTAGCAATCCTTATGCCGGTAGCCTTTATTTGTGGAATTATAGCAACATGGTACTATACAAAGAAAAAACCTAACCAAAGAAATAGAAACATTGCTATCGCAGTAGCAGCTATTGGGTTGGTCGGCAGTATATTTTTAACACCAAGTATAATAAATAATTCCAATCCGGAATCAAAGTCAACAACGACTACAACTACAACTTCATCATCAAAATCTGTTGATAATAAAAAATCTACTAGCGCAACAACATCAAACAAAAAAGAAACTACTCCAAGTAAGACCGAACCAACTACCAAAAATGATGGTCCAAAATATACTAAAGAATCTAATGCAGAGTTCGCCACAGTATTTCAAAATGTATTGAATAATGCGCTTGCTGAAAGTGGTATGTCTACAACTGTACGTGTCGAATACTATGATAATACTCTAATTTATGTTTATGTTCCTCAAGAATACAAATATGAAACCAATGTAAATATTCAACGGCTTGCAGACACTATTTATCAAGCAAAAGAAAATAAGTTTAATGAATGGGCCATTGATAAAGGGTACGACTTAGGATATACTCACTCTCCTACACTTTATCTAAAATCAGAAGATGACACCGTTCTAGCTGAAGAAAGTGGCATTCTCAAGAAAAAAATGAAATTAAAAATTAATAATAGTTAATAGAAAAATAAAAAGCCCCACGCTCAACTTTGGTCGGTGCGAGCGTGAGGCAAAACTGTAATTGACCTTTACTAAGGTCTTTTACTATACTTTATTAGTTAAATTTGGAGATGATAACCAATGCGAATAGAATCATATAAAAAGAAAAACGGTACTACTGCTTATCGTTTTCGAGTATATATAGGTGTTATTGATGGAAAGAAGAAATATATAAAGCGTAGTGGTTTTACATCTAAAAAGCTGGCAAAGCAAGCGTTAATAAATCTACAACAGGAAATAGAAAACCCAAAAGACAAGTCAACGTTATTATTTAAAGATTTAACAAAAATCTGGCTAGATAATTATGAAAAAACCGTTCAAGGCAGCACATATTTAAAGACAAAAAGAAATATCGAAAATCATATTTTACCTTCCCTTGGCAGTTATCAAATAAAAGATTTGACACCCTTGATTATCCAGAAATACGCTGATGAGTGGTCAACTAAACTCAAATATAGCTCGAAGATTGTTGGCATTGTACGCAATATTTTAAACCACGCTGTTAAATTCCAGTACATCACTTCCAATCCATCAGCTCCAGTCTCTGCCCCTAAAATTCAAAGAACGATAAACAAGAAAAAGGATTACTATAATAAAGACGAGCTAAAAGAGTTTATGCAATTAGTATATAATACTGATGACATTAATATAATAGCAACTTTTAGGCTCTTAGCATTCACTGGTTTGCGAAAAGGAGAAATGCTAGCTTTGACATGGAAAGATTATAGAAATGGAACGCTAGACGTTAATAAAGCTATTACAAGAGATATCGCTGGTGAGCACATTGGTCCCACAAAAAATAAGTCAAGCGACAGATTAATTAGCTTGGACCCCGAGACGATGAATGTACTTGACAACCTTCACAAAACATATCCAAAAACGAAATATATTCTTGAATCAGCTTCAGGTAGGTGGATTTCGCCTACACAACCTAGAAGATGGCTTGTACAAATATTAAGGGATTCAATATCAAAACTCGAACCAATACGAATACATGGATTCAGACATACACACGCTAGTTTGTTGTTTGAATCTGGACTTACTCTAAAACAAGTGCAGCATCGTCTAGGTCACGAAGATTTGAAAACAACCATGAATACCTATGTACATATTACTGAAACTGCAAAAGATGAAATTGGAACTAAATTCTCTAAATATATTGATTTTTAAAAAAAGAGACCCAAAAAGAGCCACAAATTTTATTAATCATTGATATAACAATACTTTTTAAACTCCCACCGGCTCCATATCATTTTACCATAACTTACTATACATACTTAAAACCTTGTTATTACAAGGTTTCAGATTGAAGACAAACTGGAATGTTAATCCAGCTTGTCTTTTCTTTTACTATTGTTATCACAATTGGTCTTGATATGATCACTTTTAGGCAAACTAAAAAGACTATTCCAGCCATTATCTTACTATATTTTTTCATATTTAAGCACGCTAAAGTCAGCCCAAGGGTTGCCTCCATTTTGGACTTTCCTCTTAATCTCGTGTAACGTAAGTTGTGGTATTCTTTAGCTGTTCCAAACAAACGCTCAATGGTTTCTTTGCGCTGTTGATAGCGTTCCTTCATCCCTCTTTGGTGTCGGATGTCTTCACAGACCTCTAAATCATCTTTCCAGAGATGACGAGTGATTACTTTTTGATGGTTTTTTGATTGGGTA